TGTGCTTGGATATTTAATTGGTGAAGATAAAAATCAGGCACCACCGAAAGTAATCATTAGAGAAAACGCAGTTCAAATAAGACTACCGAGAGAAAGAAGAATAACGGAAGATGAATTAGAGCATATAGACAAGAGAGGCTTTTATAGAGATTAAGACGGATTTTGGAACTATAAAAGACTATTTATTAAAGCAATATATAATTTATATATAGGAGATATTCTAGATGGCAGCGCAAAAATTTAAGTTTGTTTCACCAGGCATTTTTCTTAACGAGATTGATCAATCGCAAATAGCAGATTTTCCCGTGGGCCTTGGACCAGTAATTATTGGTAGAACAGAGAGAGGACCGGGATTACGACCTACTGTTGTTAATTCATTTTCTGAATTTGTAGAAGTTTTTGGAAACCCTATAGCCGGCGGTGCGTCCGCTGACGTTTGGAGAAATGGTAATTATACCGCGCCTACATATGCCTCATTTGCTGCGATGGCTTATTTGAGAAACAATACCCCTGCTACAATTGTGCGACTTGTTGGCTATCAACATACTAATGCTGGTACGACTGAAGACGCTCAGGCAGGTTGGGGAACAGAACTTGATGCGGGAACGGCTAATGCAAAAGGAGCTTATGGCCTTTTTGTTATGCGGAGTGGTAGTTCGACGGGTAATGTAACAGATCTTCCACAAACATCCAGCTTGGCTGCAGTCTGGTATATGACAGATGTTGATACGACAATTGCGATAAGCGGTAATATTATGCATAGGCACGCCGAAGTTCATCACACAGCCTCTCATGCAGTTGCAATTGCAACTTCGAGTGCAAACGCAAGTGGTGAATTTGTTGCATTAATTGGTACAAAAGCTCAAATGGCAACTGAACCCCCAACTGCAGAAAGATTTGTATTTAATTTTGATCGAACTTCTGAAAAATATATCAGAAGTGTGTTTAATACCAATCCTCAAAAAACAAATAGCGACATTACTCCAACAGTAGAAAAATATTGGTTAGGCGACACGTACGAAAGATCGATATTAGATCCAGGGCGTACAGCTCTTAGCAGCTACAACGACATCACTCACGGCGTTCTTCTTGGACTGGCAACTGGAAACGGCGCCCAGTGGGCAGATCATTCTAAACAAGCCGAACCAGCCAGAACCGGGTGGTTTGTTGCGCAGGATACCAATCCGCAAGCTCAGTTTAAGCCTGAGAGCCTTAAAAAACTTTTTAGGTTAGTAGCTCACGATGCTTCTGGCGATTGGCTGCAAAACAACTTGAAGGTATCCATCAAGAACATTAAGCCGCCAACCAGTCAAAACCCTGCTGTTCCTCAATATGGTACATTTACGGTCGTTTTGAGAAAAATCACCGATCAGGATACTTCTCCCAATATAGTTGAGCAGTTTTCAAATTGTAATTTAAACCCAGATTCTGCAGATTATATTGCTAGAAAAATTGGTAATAAGTATGCATCATGGGACGATGATAAGAAAGCTTATCGCAGTTATGGCAAATATAACAATAATTCTAGATTTATTTATGTTGAAATGTTTCCTGGCATGGAGAATGGCGAGGGCGTTGGCCTTCTTCCCTTTGGTTTTCATGGCCCTCCCAAGATTACAGATATTGGGCCCGGGATAGGCTTCGCGACCGCGACAATACTGGTAGTATCAACAACCGTTGCATCATATGATGGAGGTACATTTACATTAATTGATAGTGCCGACACGTCAAAAACGTATATCTTTGACGACGATGGCGGCGGCGCCACAGGCACTCTCGATGGAGCCAATGTTAGAATACAGATTCAGGGCCTAACCAACACAGACCTGATATCTGAACAAGTCGAACTCGCAATTAAGAACGCCAATGGGCATAACGGAACAATTACAGTAGCGCGCTCGAATGAAGATGCGATTAACGACCTTATTACCTTGACACAGGCAACAGCCGGCTCAGCAGGTAATAATACGATAACCCGCGCAACTGTAACAGCTGATAATGTTTATACAATTGCTGGTTTCACCGGCGGAGGCGTGGTCGTCGCAGCCGGCGACGTAGGCGCCGACGACTTCATTCTCACCAATGACGAGTCTTTCTTAGGGAACACGGACTCTGACGACAGAGATTACAGCACAGATTTTGCAGTTATAACCAACAATGCGGCCGCCACCGGACAGGCCCTATCATCTTCCTACTTGTTCCCCAGTGCAATTCTTAGAGCTGCATCAAATCAGCCCGGTTCAAACTTTGCAAAACCGACTCAGCCGTATTTTGGAATTGACGTTGCATTGTCCGGATCAACTAAGTACGCCCCTTCCACTTCTGAAGTTCTTCGCGCATTACCGGCGAGTCTTATTACATATACTCGCGGTTCTAGTGATGAAAGCTCCGGTAAAGTTGTTCCATCGCACATCTTTACATTGGATAATATTGTTGTACCAGGCTTAGGCGATACAACTAGCGACACGTCAGTAGCTAAATATGTTTCCGGAAGCCGAAAAAATGTAGTTGGTACACAGGAACTTAACACTGTATCCGTCACGGCCCAATCCGGCGCATATTTCTTGTTAACAGCCAGCTCAATGGGCTATAATAAATTTACAACTGTTTTCCATGGCGGCTTTGATGGACTTGATGTTACTGAAGCAGATCCATTTAGAAATACTTTTATGGGCAGCAGCGCGACAGAAACAACCAATTATGCATTTTACAGCCTCATGCGCGCAATTAATACGGTAAAAGATCCAGAAGTTGTTGAATGCAATATGATGTCAGTTCCTGGACTTACCAACACAACGCTGACTGATTATTTAATTGACTCATGTGAAGAAAGAGCCGATGCGCTAGCTATTATCGATCTTGCGAATGATTATATTCCAGACGCTGACACTAGTGTAGCAGAAAGCGATTCTACTAGAAGACCAAATGTAGATCAGGCTGTAAATGTTCTTAAGAGCAGACAACTTAATTCGAGCTATGGGGCTTGTTATTTCCCATGGGTACAAATTAGAGATACTCTTTCTAATAAAATTTTAGCAATGCCGCCCTCCGTGGTAGCGTTGGGCGCAATTTCATACAGTGAATCAGTTCGTGAACTTTGGTTTGCCCCGGCCGGGTTTACAAGGGGTGGTTTAAGTGCTGGCACTGCCGGGCTTACAGTATTGAATACTAAACATCATCTTACCTCGGAAGAAAGGGATAAGCTGTATGAAGTCAATGTTAACCCTATTGCCTCTTTTCCAGCAGAAGGAGTTGTGATCTTTGGCCAAAAGACATTGCAAGCTACTACATCTGCTTTGGACAGAATCAACGTACGTCGCTTGCTTATTCACATTAAGAAAGAAGTTTCGAGAATTGCAGCGACAATATTGTTTGAGCAGAACGTTCAGGCAACATGGTTAACGTTTACAGCGCAGGTTGATGCGTTCTTAGTTGAAATTAAAGCTGGTTTAGGTCTTACAGATTACAAGATTGTTCTTGACGAGACAACGACCACACCAGATCTTATTGACCGCAATATTTTATATGCTAAAATTTTCTTAAAACCTGCACAAGCTATTGAATTTATTGCGCTTGATTTTATCGTTACTGATTCTGGAGCTTCATTCGCTGATTAATGAGATATAATTTTTCAATGACACTATTTAATAATGAGGAGAAAATAAAATAATGGCATTTTGGAGCAAAAACACAAATATTGAGCCAAAAAGAAAACATAGATGGACACTACACTTAGGTACATCAGGGCTCCCCACATACGTTATTAAAACAGCCAATAAGCCTAGTTTTTCAATTAATGAAACTGAGCATGCTTTCTTTGGTCATAAATTTTATTATCCTGGAATGATAACTTGGAATGAAGTTACTATTACTTTAGTAGATCCAATTGATGATGATAGTTCGGAAAAAATTATGACGGTCTTAAGAAACTCTGGCTATCTAAATCCTGTAGAAACAGATGGTGTGACGCTTCATACTATTTCTAAAGAAGATTCTATACAAGCGCTTGGTATGCAAATTCAATTGCAGCAATACACGACAGATGGTGGAACCAACAAGCTTGTTGAAACTTGGACCTTGCATAATCCATGGATTAAAGATGTCAAATTTGGTGATTTAGATTATACTTCTGATGATATGGTCGATATTGATTTAACACTTCGCTATGATTGGGCTACACTAGTATAATGATATTTAGTTTTTTTACGAGGTGAATAATGGCTAGAAATAACGAGGACCGCTTTGGCGCACCACATGTCGAAGCTCCGCCTCCTCCCATCATTGGGACAAATGAAGCAGCTTCGAATGAGCAAGCTTTTTCTTTTGTTACCCCAACAGAGTTTGTTGAGCTACCATCGCGCGGCAAATTTTATTCAGACGATCACCCTTTACATAATCAGGAATCAATTGAGATTCGTTATATGACAGCAAAGGATGAAGATATTTTAACATCTAATGCTCTTATAAGAAAAGGAGTTGCTTTAGATCGCTTGCTGCAGAATGTAATTGTAGATAAAAGAATTAAAGCCGACGATCTTTTAGTCGGCGACAGAAATGCAATATTAGTCGCAACAAGAATTTCTGGCTATGGTGGATCATATGATGTTAAAATGTCATGTCCTACGTGTTTTTCTTCTGTAGAGCACGGTTTTGATTTATCTAAATTAAATGTGCAGTACGGTGATAATTTAGAAGAACATGATATAATTTTAGCTTCAGATAATACATTTTTAATTACTTTACCAAAAACGAAGGCAGAAGTAAATTTGCGATTAATGACAGGTACAGATGAGAGGGATTTAGGGAAGCTAGCACAAACCAGAAAAAAACATAAGTTACCTGAAAGTTCATTAACAGACCAGTTTAAAAAAATTATTGTAGCGGTTAATGGAAGTGCTAATAAATCTCATATTAATGAGTTGGTAGATTGTTTGCCAGCAGCAGATTCAAGATACTTGAGAAATTTATATTTTGCAACTATCCCCAACATTGATCTAAGGCAAGATTTTGAATGCAATTCGTGTGGGGCATTTGAGGAGGTGATGATTCCGTTTACGACGGAGTTTTTTTGGCCTAAGCGATGAATATCATGAAAATGTATATGAGCAATTCTTCTTCTTAAAATATCACGGCGGGTGGGGATTTACTGAAGCATATAACCTTCCTATAAAGGTGCGGCAGTGGTTTGTTAATCGCCTTATTGAGCAGTTTGAAAAAGAACGTGAAGAAATGGACAAGTTAAAAAGTAAAAAATAGAAAAAATATACTAATTATATTGATTAATTGTGGAATACTATTATTATGCAAGATATTAACGAAGAGCAACTTTCTATACCTATTTTAGATTTAGGCGCTGCCACGAGGGAAGAAGTTAACGAAAGTTACTTGACGTCCATGGGCGGTATAATTAAGTTTATATTGAGAAGGATGTTTGCTCCAGGTTCTGGCCCTAATTTTTTTAGGGTTAGAGGGACTAGGCCACAAATTAATTCTTTCCTTGACACTCTTACGGCGGAGAAGAAATATCTTAGTTCGTTTTCTAAGTTTGGCTTGCATAGCCCGATGACATATAAAAATAGTAGACAACTAGCTGGAGCAGTAAGGGGTTTCGAAAAAGAAACCGGCCTTAAGTGGCCATTTAAATGAGAGTAATTTAAAATGCCCGTTTTAACTCCAGCAGATCTAGCCAGAATAAGAGATATGGGTACAGAACTCGCCAAC